CATAATTTGCAGGCCTAATTACTACATATATAAACAACAAACATCTTTATTTAAAAAAACCCTGACAATCATTTGATTACCAGGGCTTTTTCGTGGAGCTGCGGGGATCTTCGAAACCCTTCTATCCCGTTGATTTGCACATTTTTAAAAATTGTATTCCGTGCCGGCATCCCGGGGAATTGTATTTGTGTATGTATTGTGTACTTAAATTGTATTCGAAATACACACTTTTTGTCCTTTGGTCTATTCTGTCATGATGGTAAGTTTGAGAATACATTTTAATAAACTACATCATGAAAAAACTTTTAAAGAAACTGCTCCGCCCACTTATTCTTGAAATCCTGAAAGAAGGCATCAAATCTGATATCACGATTGATGGTGATCTTTCCGTATCCGGAATAATACAATTCTGGGGCACTAAAACAAAGTCTTAGTTAATTTAAGGTGATCATAGTTCCGGGCACAAACTTGCATTACAGTGAAAGCAACACCCGGAGCTGTGCACTTTTCGTCTATAATGTTTTGAATTAAAATACTTATCTGCCCCAAATCAATAGGCACGAAGAGTTGACGGTTTAAAATCTGCATTACGGAAGTCGCAATTTCCAATGAATCGCAAACTTTAATTTTAGGTATAGGCAAATTAATGACTTCAATAATGGCATTAACACCACAAGCCATTCTCGCTAAATCAAATGGTGGTACATCGAAACGTTGCTGATCTTCAAAAGCATTATTCATATTATTTGGTTTTAGGTCCCGTCACATGACGGGATTATTTTCATCTGCTCTTTGGTAACATTTTAACTATTACCATTATTAAAAACGTATGAATTAAGAAGTTAATAATATAGTTCCATAGCGGATTATTGTTGATAATAGGTATTTGGTATGCAGTCCACGTTATGAAGGCAATTATTAAAATAAGAATGACCAATGATGCAAACCAACCAATAAAGAACCTTAAACTCCTTTTTTCCTTAGTGAATACAGGTGCGAAAAAGAAAATGAAAAGTGTCAATACAAATAAATAACTTGAGCTTAAAACCATCCAAAAATTTGATCTTATGGTCTCACTACTAATATTTTTAGTCGTATTGAAATTAGTCGTATTGTCCGTGCCGTTTACTTTTGGAGTAATACGTGAAATAGAATCGGCCCTTGTGTCGTTTGTTGCTGGAGTACTACGCGACATAAAATCGATCATTGAAGGTTTGAAAAAAATTCGATCTACGAAGTAGTGTTTTCTCTCCAAAAGATTCTTCTCAATTTTTAAAAGCTCTTTAAAATGAATTGAATCAGATTGATAAATAGTCTTTAAATTATTGACAGCTTCAAGATTGCTTAGTTTATTTGATATGAATATGTTGTAAGTAAAGTTTGTAACGCAGTCAAATATGAATATTAAAGCTACAATTGTGATAACAGTTGCAACTCTCGTTCCAAGGGATTGAGATTTGTCAACAGCCATGTCGTAAAATGCTTTAATATCTCCGAACATTAGTTTTCAGAATAATGGTTAGTTTAGTTCTTGGTTTTTAGGTCCCGCCACATGGCGAGATTTTTTATTAAGAATAAGTGCCATTACAGTAGCGTAATTCTCTTTTACTTCATATTTAATACAGGAATGGTGCTGATCAATTCTTGCCGGGACGTACGATGATACGACACCCTTATCTCTTAAAATAGAAGTAGTCAATAAAGTGCCATCTCCCATTGCAGTGGCTCTTAAGATTAATTTAGTATTCAGTAAAAATTTGCCTCCTTTAAGTTCTGTTAATTCAATAAAGTGATTCATATTATTTGGTTTTAAATCTCGTCACATGGCGGGATTTTTTCATTTTATCAAGTCGTTATTTTGTCCTTCTTGTTTTATTTATCTGATTATAAATTTGATGTATATAAAAACTACATCATGCGAAAACTTTTAAAAAGACTGCTCCGCCCGATCATTCTCGATATTCTGAAAGATGAAGAACCCAAAACCAATGCAGTACAATGCAGAACTCTATTAGAGCTTAAAATCTTTGGCTTTCTTGCCAGAGAGTATCACAATGTGAAACCTAGTGCCAATCCGATGTCAAATTGCGAAATGCGCTCCAATGGCAACAAGGAAAATAAATACTACCGTTAAATCATTATTCCTAATTTTCCAGATCTATTCCTTGAGCATAAACTCGTAGTTTGGGTTCTTGCATTCCAGCAACCCTACACCTATGTTCTTCTTCAATTGAATATAAGTACATTGAGTCAGATTGCACTTCGAACTTTGTATTAGTAAGTTTGGCTGATATAATGAAATCTGCCATAAGTCTGTAATAAAGTAGGCTTTCTGGCAGAAACCCCCAAACAAATTCATATTGCATTGTATCAGATCCATAAATATACGGGTCAAATAAAAGCTCAATCTCATTTCCTAGACCATACTTAAACTTAATTTTAATCGACTGGCTGTTCTCGATTGCCTTTAGAATTGTTTTTTCAATTTCAAGTTTTGTCATATTTATACATTTAAGTTGTTTCAACAATTTGCCTATACATTACCTTTAATGGGCTTTGCCTTTCTTCTGCTCTTCCTGATATGGCTATAAGTCCCATCAAATAGTAGGATTTTTAAGTTGTAATTACTTTGTCCATATTGTAAATGATAACCCTTCTTCTTCGTCATAAGAAAGAACACAGGTATAAGGCAATTTTTCGTTCATCCAGAACCTTCCTGAATAATGGTTGTCTTCAATATCCTCTGAATCCTGCCTAATATAAAGACCTTTCCCATAGTCGTCTTTACCATAAATATTGAATATTTTTTGTATGAAATCAGGCAGATCATATTTATCGAACTCCGGCGTAGAACATCTAAATAGAAAATTGCGAGCGGGTGAGTTATTAAAGCATAGTATTGACAGTTCAGTGAACAGTCCAAAAAATTTATTATCAAATTCATTGTTAAAATAAACAGTCCGATCGTCAGTTGAATGAATTTTATCAATAATGAAGGAATCGTCTGGATATTTAGTTAAGTCAAATTCAAGAACGTCCAGTAAATTAAGTTTTGGTTTTTTCGAAAAGAATCCCATATATAATAGTATTAAGTATCTGCAATAAATTCAAAAACCCAAATGCAAAAAATCCGAAGACAACTATGCACCACTCTCAGGATACTTTGACGTTTTTTCCAAGTTGTGTTTCATACTCCACTATTAATTTGTCTTGTATTCCAATTGTATGTTCAGCTCTTTTTACATCCCTGGTTAGTTCGTCGATTCGCTTTTCCTTCTCAATACAGTCTTTACAGCTAAAGATTTTCACCTCCGGATCATCAGTTTTTTTCAATACTTCTCCTGTATTATAGGCTGGAATATCACTTTTCTTCATCTCGCCCTTACCCAATACAAGCCAATCGGTATTAAAAACAGGAAACACGACAAGTATATTTGTTATCAATTCAAGGCCTGGCTGATTTTTATTATTGACTGCATTGCTTATTGCCTGCTGTCTACATCCAATCTTTTCAGCAAATTCCTTCTGTGTTAGACCAGTTTGCGTAAAAACCAATTTAATCCTTTCATTGACGGGGGAAAGCTCCATAATAAGATCAATTATAAATAACAAGTATTTGAGTATTTTAATACAAGTATTTTTGTTATAAACCCATATACTTGTATATATTTGCAGTGTCTCCGGTAAATATAGCACACTTTAAAGCAATAAACAATGAACGAGATTAACACAGAAGAAAAATTGAACCCAGCAGACTATTATCAGGGTCTGGATCATGCTGTCAAGATGCTCTTTAAGCGCGAGGTGGTAAAGCAACTTGAATGTTCCGAAAGGACATTTGCGCTTAGAATGAAGAAGGGAGATTTTCGCCCAGCAGAACTCATGATGATCCAAAGCATCATTACAAATAAATCCTTTCTCAATGTTTGAGATTTACACGAACAGCGAGAATAAATACCTGGTCGTTGAAGATATGTCCACAGGAGTGATGTCTCCGGTCAAAGACATGCCAATATCCTGGTTATTGAAGGTCGATAATTCTATCAAGGAAACATATCCTGAAACCTACGATCAGCTGGTCAAACTTCATGGAGGAATGAGGGCTGATGTGGCGATGCGCGTCAAACAATTCCTTTCATGCAATTTCTCTTGTAAAGATGGAATCCCTGATATTGACGAGCACTTTAATTTTAAGATTGAGAATGTGTTTTGCCCTGCACGTTCAACAAAGGTTTGCAAATTCGGATTTTGCACTCCAAAGATCAACAGCGATTTAAGCAAATGTGAAAGGTTGGTATTAAGGCTTTTCTGTATTGGAATGAGCGAGGAGGAGATTGCTGAAAAGCTTTTCATTTCCCGTTGTACGGTCCACAATCACATTAATAACATGTACACAAAAACAGGTATCAAGGGTAAAACTACCCCTGACAGGAAGCTTGTGGCATATGCATATTCAAAGAATTTAATATAGCGTCCCCCAAAGACACCCAAAATATTACCCACGGCGGGCAGCCGGCGTTCTTTCAATTTTAGTTCCCCTGTTGTGGTGGGAAACAACTGCCAAAAAAGGGCGAGATCCGGCAAGATCTCGCCCTCGGGCAATCAAAATTTTAGTTCCAGTTCAAGAAACATCAAATATCAAAATAGCCGTTGGCCATTCACGTTTCAAATATACGAATAGAGTGGCTAAAAGGTTTCGTCGTAAACAACTATTAACATTTTAATCCACTATCGTTATGAGCATTAAAAAAACTATCAGAGAATTCTTCGACCCACGTTTCTCAACAGAAGAGGTCGAAAACTCAAAACTCAAATGCAACCTCCCATTCGAATCATCCGACATGTTTTATGATGACCTAAAGAGAGGCTACCCAACGACAATTTTAGGCGCGATCAAAACACCTGCAGGCATCCTCATGCAAGTTTCCTGGAATCAGCATGGCGAATGTACCAATCAAGGTGTAAGGCTGGAATCGTTCGACATGGTACGGCCAACCCAAAAAGAAATCGATTCAGCCAGACCTATCCTGGTATCAAGTGTTGTGATCTTTTTTGCAGGTGTCATATACGCAATCTTTTAATTTTTAAACAGATGGAATTGAAAATGTACGTATCCGGCAAAATTACCGGACTGGATCCCGAGGCCTGTAAACTCAAGTTTGCAGCCGTTGAAGCAAAACTCAAAATGATGGGTGTCTCCACTGTGATAAATCCGCTGAACATTGGGATCCCTGATTCGTGGAACTGGGATGAAGCGATGGAGCTTTGCATGAGAGTGCTCAAAGAAAAAGCAACATGCATTATTCAGCTCAGGGATTGGGTTGAAAGCGAAGGTGCAATGCGGGAGTATTATTATGCAAGGAATCATGGATACCGCATTTTTGATGAAGACAACACCGAGGAGATCCAGATGCTTGTAGCCCACTCCGGTCAATGGCCAGATACTTCCAGATACGAATTCCCATGAACAACAAATGGAACTCACAGGATGAACAATTCCTGAAAGATAATTACCCTCAAAAAGGATATCTCTTTTGTGCCAAAAAACTGAACAGAGAACTCTCAACTGTAAAAGCAAGGGTTAAGCGGATGAAACTTAACCGAATCGGGTTTATAATAACCGATCAACAGAAGGCTTTCGTAATGGAAAATTACAATTCACTAAGCATTAATGAAATATGCGATCAGGCAAAGCTGAAGCATCACCAGGTATATCAGCTTATTCGCCGGCAGGGAATTAAACTTTCTGTTTGGAATTGGTACACTTCAGAAGATGAAAAAATTATCAGGGATAATTTCACAGAAATGTCGAATGCTGAAATTGGAGCATTAATCAATCGTTCAGCCGACTCGATACATGCCAAATTGCAATTACTGAAATTAAAACGTACTTCTAAGCAGGTAGTTAAAATCAGGATGAGGACATGCAGCAACTCGTTTTTTCCAAAAGGACACGTTCCTCACAATACAAGGTCAGACGGAGCGATAAGCCTTCGGGTTTATGAAAATGCTAAAAGTGAAAAGTATATCCGGATATCACCTGATAATTGGATACCCCTACAGATTTTCAACTGGGAGCAGGTGAATGGTCCGATACCTGCCGGTATGATTTTAAGATGCCTGACCGACAATAAACTGGATTGCAAACCAAATAACTGGGAACTGATAAACCGGATTGACCACATGGAGAAGTGCATCGGTCGCGACACGCTTGACGATAAGTATATAACAAATATATTAACCCATAGAAACAGGGAGCTAAGACCAGCGATCGCCGAAATGCCGGAATTAATTGAATTAAAAAGAAGTCAAATTAAAACAAGGAGAACAATCAATGAGCTTACTTAAACTTCAGAACTTCATCGATAGCAGCGAACAGCTTGTCTATCGCGATCAGATCGCCGTTATCCGATCGTTCGAAAATAAACGTGGTGTATATGAAATAGTTGTCGAATTAGACCATACGCCAACCATCTTCAAAAAGCAAAATGAAGAGCAGATCGACCTTTGGCTTGAGAATTTCAAGCCTGCCAGCATTGCTTCTGAAGAATACGTTGAATTAAAAGTAAACCCACCGTTTGAGAAAGCAGCACTGCCGGCAAAGTATACACCCAGGACAGAACCGGCCATCTATACCGAAAACAAAGAAGCACTCATCAGCTTATCGAAAGCATTGCTTGAAGATATTGATAAAGTACGTAAGGATCCTACCTATGTTGCCCAGGCAAAGCAGATTTGTAACTCTGTGAATACAATCGTCAGTATTACCAAACTTCAGCTGCAGCTGCTAACAAAAGAATAGCCATGGACGCAAACTCACAACAAAAAGTAATCGCAAAAGGACTCGTAATCCTCCGGAGCGATGATCAGCCAAATATCCGGATCAAGTTTAAAGGTCCCGGTACCAGTGAATGGAAAACCTTCGAGAAGCCATTTGTATCAAAAGCGGCACGTGACAGGAGAATGAAGGAATTACTTGAGAAAGAAAATTATATACTAGACTAATAATCAAACAAAATGGAACTAAAAACCGAAGATCAATTACAAACTCAAATTGATACATTTAATGAAATACACCCAATCAGGAGCATCGTTTATATTGAACTTGATTCGCACAAAGTAATCCAGGCTATAATAGTGAATAAAGCTTCGATTCTTAACCGACATACTGCCGTTGTATGGGTGAATGTTTTAAAAGGATGCTATTTACTTGACAGGGTTATTGAAGTATCAACTTACACGCGAGAATCCGGATTAGAATTTACGCACGTTATAATTAACCCGATTGTAAGGGACCGTAAATACCAGGCGTTATTCTCGTTCACATTTAAACAGCTGGGGGGAAAACTGCTCGCCACAACTATTGGGGGTAACTCTGCAGGAGACTGCAAACATAAAACAGAAGAATTCTTATCTATCAAATTAAACGAATCTGAATTCACAATAAGATAAATCAGGATAGCCATGCCATCACTAAATTTTAATAAAGAGTTTGCACCGGGTATCTTGGCCATGCTCGACAAGAACTACGCAAAGCGGACGGGAGTAAAACCAAAGTATACCACCATCAGGGCAAAACGGAAACGGCCCATCCGGAAAGGTGATCAGCTTTACCTGTTCTCCGGACTTCGGACAACAAATTGCCAGAAGCTGGGAGAAGTCGCCTGCAGGAAAACCGAAGATATTTCTATCCGGGAATCGGCTGCAACTTTTTATGAAGTAATTGTGAATGATGTGCAATTATCGAATGATGAAATTCAAAAGCTCGCTCAGGCCGATGGTTTCGCTTCGGGTCTCGAAATGGTCAATTGGTTTAAGAAAGCCTATGGCCTTCCTTTCGAAGACGGCCAACGGATCCACATGGCCAATACTTACGACCGGAAATACTTCTGCAACAAAAAAGTGAAAGATCATGGATTCACTCTGCAGCTGGAGACAACGCAGAAAACTATCAATGTGCACCAGGAAGATGTGGAAGCAGCCAAAACAGACCGTTATATCAATGAGCTGGCAACCAAGCATAATTATGGTGTTCAGATTATTAACCCTTTATTCAGATAAACCATGGAAGACTTAAAAAAAGCGCTATTCGAAATCAGAAACGCGCTTGAGATGATGGAATTTCAAATTGAACCAAAGCAAGATGCACCCTATAAAGTTAAACTTTGGATGCCTGAATTAAAACAGGCTGTTAACCAGTTGGATGAGATTAGTAAAACCTTTCACAAGCAATACGATATCATCGAACTTCACAATATGACGCGTGATGAAATAGACTATATAGCAGATAATTACGATATAAATCGGCTAAGCGTCCCAAAGCAGACCATTATCTACGAAATACTTGATAAACAAGCCAAATGAAAGCAAACAAATTAACCGAAGGGGATGGGTTTAAATTAAAAGGGCAACGGAAATTCAGAACCGTAGCTAGCAGTATCGTTATTCCCGATTTGGGTGGAAGCCAGCCTAAAGAACATATCGGTAAAATGCTGATTGTCGATACGAATTGCCACCAATGGATGATAGATCCTGAAACTGAAGTCCAGTTGTTTAATCCCTTTATCTAAAAACCATCCCATGAAAAACCTTATACACCACGGCATCCCAAAGCAGGATTATTTTGCGATCGCAGTTCCGCCAACATGGCTTTATAAATCACTCGATGCTGAAGGCGAAGTGATCACACTGCAGGACCCGAAAACACATGATAAAACACAGGTTCAAATCATGGATACCTGGGAATTCGAAATGAAAGATTTCGCAAGAATGAACGGATTCAGCCTGTTGACGTATGGTCTGTCTGCTGCAAAGCTGTCGCATGTTCTGAAAGCCAAATATCCTGAGATTGAACAAACCAACCAAGTACGTTTCGTTTTACTGAAAAAACTATGATCTATATTGACGCAGATAAAATCCTTGATGCAACGGAGCATGGTTTGACCATCTTTCAGCATTACTTCCCCGGGGTTGATTTTCGTGACACAAAGCATTTTATAAAGTGCAGGGAATCAGAAAAAACAGCATCAGCCAAAGTATCATGGTACAAGGGTTCATGGCGAATTACCGATTTTGGCAATCAGTCCGAAATGTCGGGCATGAGCGCTATTGGCTATGTTGGCTGGGCCGAGAACCTGATCTACATCGATTCGCTGCGCTTTATCCAGGAAGTGATCGTTCGGCGCGAAGTCGGAGGAAGCGATTTCAAACGGCCTTCATACAAGGCCGAATACTCCTGGAGAGAAGTCGGACCCGAGGACAAAAAAGGTGAATACAACTTTGAATACAAGCCCAAACCCACTGAAATTGATCTTAAAAGCATTGGCCGTTATATGGAATTAGGTCATGTTGACAGGTATAATATGAAATCACTTGTGAAATATGAGATGGTTGGTTATAGTGAAAAATACAAAAAAGATATTGTCCATATCTTCAAGTCAACAGATGACTTTCCCATCTTCCTGCTCGATGAAGGAAGCTTCAAAAAGATCTACAAACCCCACGAACTTGATAAAAAATACCGGTTCGGGTATGTAGGCACTAAACCCACCAATTACATTTTTGGCCTTAAACAGCTGCAGTCGATGGATAATGAGTTTGTAAATCCTGAAACCGGCGAGTATGAATATAAAGGTCCTGAGTGGAAGAAACCAAAGGTAAAGGACCTGATCCGCTGCAGTGGAGAATCGGATGCGCTGAACATGGCCAGCCTTGGATTTAATGTGTACTGGCTAAACAGTGAGTCTGCAGAAGTTCCCCGGGATGTCTGGGAAACACTCGATGGTTTATGTGAACGTCATTACCAGCTTATGGATCTAGATGCAACCGGCAAGGAAATGGCCATGAAATTTGCCCACCGTCACATTGACCTGGTAACGATCCAGCTTCCGGAATGGCTAAAGTTTAAAAAAGACTGGAGAGGAAATCCCTGCAAGGATATTAAGGATTTTATCAATATCTCAGGTGTCGACCTGGAGGACACCATCAATAATTTTATCACTATTAAGGCCAGTAGTTTTCCGATGAAGTTTTGGAAGAAGTCGATTGATGATGTGAAAGGTAAAAAGGTTGTCAATTACAATATAGGGCTCGAAAACTATTACTATTTCCTTCAATCACACGGCTTTTATGTGACTGATAGTCCGTATCACCGGAAAGCAGGATATTGCTATGCTCACATCAACGGAAAGGTTGTAGACCTGATCAATCCGGATAATATCAAAAAGATCATCAAGCGATTTACAAAAGACTGGATCCGGAGCAAAAACCTGATCGATGGTGTGGCCATCCTCGATAAAATCAATTCGAGTAACCAGATATCAGAAAATAACCTGCAGGAGTTAAAAGAATTGACATCACTTAATTTTATCAATCACGATAAACGAACTGAGTACCTTCATTTTAATAATGGCAGTCTAAAGATTCAAAAGGATTCGATTGAGAAGGTCAAACACCAGGATGTACCCAATTTTATCCTGGGCAAACTGGAACTGGGGACCGATATCATCAGCCATGTGATCGATAAGAATATCACGCTGATCAAACAGCCGGCCATCGAGGTGAAACCTACTCCGGACTATGCCTTGCTTCTCGAAAAGCAGAAGGGCGCCAAAACATCTGAAGAGCGCGAAAACTGCAATATCGAACTGGCCAACTTCCCGGAGCTCGACCGCTACGAAGTCACCATTAATGATGATAGTTTCATCTTCACAAAGTTTCTGACCGACCTTGCACACATCCACTGGCGCAAAGAGATTGAAGATCATTCGAAGCTTACCGATGCCGAAACGAAAGAACAAAACCTGTCGCTGGCCAACCTGATGTTTGTATTGGGATATATGACCTCTCAATACAAAGATCCGGGTAAACCATGGCTTGTTTTTCTCCAGGATATGAAGATCTCGCAGATTGGCCAGTCATCCGGACGCTCCGGAAAATCGTTGCTTTGTGCAGCACTTTCGCACACCCGGCCACGCTTCTATATTGGTGCCAGGCGCAAGGACATCACCGACAAAACGGAATTCCTTTACGATGGCTTCACGAAGTTTCACAACATCATCGAAGTGGATGACTTGTATGAGTTTGCAGACTTCAATTTCTTCTATACACAGGTCACCGGTAACCGCGAAGTGAACAGCAAACACATCTCGAAACAGATCCTTGCTTACGATACTTCAGGCAAGATGGTTGTAAGCTCGAATTTTGAGTTGCAAAATGTCGACAGTTCAACGATCGCACGTATCCTGAACGGGGCTGCATCGGACTACTACCACGAAAAGACGAAGTTTAACGACTACAAAGAATCACGTTCACCACTCCTCAAGTTTGGTAAGTTACTGTTTGATGATTTTACAGAAGAGGAATGGATCAAGTTCTACAATTTCATGGCCTATTGTGTGCAGCTGCAGATGCGATTTTTTAAGATTCAGCCACCAATGGACAATCTATTGAAACGTCAGTTACGCAGGCTCATGACGCGCGGAGTATCGAAGGACGAAGAGTTCTTTATCTGGGCCAATCATTATTTTGTGATCCCTCCCGATCCGCGCCCTGCAGTATGCCCGGACAATGCCGGTTATTTCAATGTGTTCTTCAAACGTGAAGCTGCATTCGAAAATTTCAAAACAACGCTGAGCACATCACAGTCCAGCAAATACAAATCGAACCAATTTAAATCATCCCTGGGAGCATGGTGCGAGTACCATGGTTACACACTGAACCCGATCCACGTCTGCACAGGTACAAATGCCAACGAAGACCGGCGCATTATCAAGAAGATCGATGACAAAGCAGTAGAATGTTTCTTTATCTCGACACTGAGCGCCCAGGCAATGGAGGAGGATGATACGATCCCAACAGGTGAGGAATTAAACGAATTACCATTTTAATCAATACGTTATGAAACGACGAAAAACAAAGTACAAACATTCGTTTGATACAATCATCATCAACAACAGATGGATGAAACCCTTCTATTCAAGAACAGACAACTGGGTATATTTCGGAATCAGTACACGGTATTTTAGCCCAACAGAATACGAGTATGCCATTCATTTTTTTGGTATTGATATTAGAATTTGGATGAAACGTGAATATTGCAAAAATCAATTATAAAAAAGTAATTAATCTTTAAATCAAACTATTATGTGTGAATGTATTGAAAAATTAGAAACCAAATTGAGGGGTATTTTCGAAAAGGAAATTACCACCAATGAGTATGTAACCGTTGACTTAAACAATAAGTCATTAATAATCGACTCAGGAGATATCCGGATTTATGCCACCGGAGAAGCAACTTACAAGGTAGGTAAGCAAACGCGGAAATGGAAGAAGAATATCCTGTTTACATTTTGCCCGCTGTGTGGAGTTAAGTACGTTCAATAAATCATCGGGTTATGGAAAAACAAATTAAAATGGCTGCGCGGCTTTACCAATGCCGGGACACGGCTAAAAGGTTCTTCAGAGATGAATACCAGGAGAAGCTAAAGCCTTATACACATATTCTATCTGCAGTAATGAAGGCGAATAACCTTGACGAAATACCTGCCTTGCTTAAAATAAGCGAAACGCACACTTACCAGGATAATGCAATGGGTCAAATGATGTTCATGGCTGCAGTGGTCGAGATGATAGAGCCTTCAGAATGCCTGCACGATCGATACTGTGACCAGCAAACGAAGGATATGAAGTGTAAATCAAAATCAGGATGCAATTTCAAAGAATAATTAACCACATAACAACTTAAAAATGAAAACCATTAAAGATTTATCAGTAACGGTAACTTACAGTGTTGGACTTGGAGAAGTAGAAGTTTCAGAAGAAGTTTTTGAACAACTAAACGAAATATGCGATAACGGGAGTAAAGTTGACGGAACTGGAATGGAATATCCAAAAGCCATAGAATGGTTGCGCGATAATATAAAAGAGGGTGATTGTTACGACTTGGAATATGAGATTCAGGATCTGTCTTAATCACTAAAACAACAGTATTCAATACAATCTATTTAAATTTAAAGCTATGTTACACGCACGTAAAGATTACGATAGGATTCAGGATCCTTCCGGAAAAATCGGAGAAGACGAACCAGTATTCCTACTCAGGGCCAAAGATGTGTTGGCGCCAATATGTTTGATACTATGGGCCGAAGAACTGATTCGTCGTGGTGGCGATAAGAAGATGGCCAATATGGTAGCTGAGCACGCTGCTAAGATGATTGATTGGCAAGAAAAGAATGGATGTAGACTTCCTGATCTTCCAGGGGAATCCATCAAGCCAATTGGCACCTGCAGTCAAGACGGATGCAATGAGCCAGAAGTAAATTGTGGGTTGTGTAAAGAGCACTATCCTGGATTCGCCAATAATTTCCGACCCTGAACACAACACTATTCAATCCGATCATGTAGCCAGCCTGATCCCGCAAGGGTCAGGCTGTTTTAATACGTGCCGGCCATAGCCGGTACACCGCGTGAATGATCATTGCGTGCGCAAGCAGGTATTATGTAGCGAAACAGACTTGGACTAGAAAAGTAGTTGGTTTGGGTGGGTCGCCCTTCCCCCTT